GTTTCATTTTTCATATTACAAACCACCCAACTCTTTAAAATCTGCATGTATAAAAGAATAGTTATTAATTAAACTTCTAGCATTGTTTCTTGAATAAGTTAGAATTTCTCTCATTTCTTTCAATAAGTTAGCAGGAGAGAAGAGGCTAAAATCTTTTGTACTTAAACAATTTTTTAAGTTTTCAGTAGACAATACTTTAGGTTTTAACCATTCAACAATCATTGATTCTGTAATAATATCAATTATTTCATCATCCAAATTTAGATTGAATTGTTTTAAAACTTCATCTCTGTCGCTTAAATCTACCTTACATACATTTTTAAAATTAACACATGCTGATTTCATATAACCGTATAATATTTCTTCTTTATCCGTATCATCAAATTTAGGTAAATCATAGTCTGTTATTTTACCTAAAAATGAATTGTATACATCTGAATATTGAGTAGCCATAAATAATCCTCCTATTCAGATTTAGTATGCTGTTAAACTAAATGATCTCCAATTGGTATTTTTTGTTGTAGCGTCAGGTGCGACACAAACATAATAAGTACCACTAGACAACAAAGCAACTCCGTCTATCATACATGGTGTACCTAATTGACCAGCAGTAAATGCTTTTTCTGTAACAGCTTCACTAATTGCAGTAACACCAGTTCCGCTTGCAGTTGCAGTAAATTCAGCTAATTCATCAATAGCGGCAGCAATTAAAACAGCGGTATTTTTTGTCGCATCTACAGCACCAGCAACGCCAGTCCCAAGAGTAACAACTAAAGCACCGCTTGCAAATTCAGCAGTCATTGGTTGTGAATTTCCAGTTGCAACAATAACTTCAATTGTTTTATCGTCTGTGATGTCATCAATAGCAGTAACAGTAATTACACCATTATCACCAGCTCCAATTGTTGTAGAAGCTTCTTTATAATTTTTAGGAGTGGCATCGGAAAACCATTTAGCAGTTAAATTTCTAATATCTATAGCATCCATTTATTTTATTCCCCCTTTCATTTTAATCTTCATCATCTGGTGAAGCTAATTCGCAGTTTAATGCTTCTTCTAATGCCTTAACTTTTGAAATAGAATCTAACACTTCAGATTTAATAAGTTCATTTGCACGAACAATAAGAGACTCTTTAACCGTTTGTGTCATTTTAGGAACTTTTGCTTTAATATCAGATGCAGACCAATTGAATATTTCGCCAATGTCTTTAGGACATAATCTATTTTTGTAGTAGTGTGAAATTTGTAAGGCCTCATATACATCATCAATATCAACATCTTCATATTCTTCATCTAAATCTGCTATACCATCAATTAAAATCCAATTTTCTTCTAAAAATCTTTGCTGATTAGATTTCATAGCACGAATATCAGATACATATAAACTCTGCACCTCACCAATTTTACTCCATTGATATTTATCGCCAGTTTTATGATTTATATAGGTGAGCAATCCAAATACATTACTAGACACAAGAATAGATACACTATCGTCCAATCGTAGTTTCTTTTTTACAATTGATTTCGTTCCTACTTTAATATCTTCTGTAGCTGTATTATTTTCTATTTTATTATTAGCCTGTTCAGCTAATTTAGCTTCTCGTTGAGCCTTAGTATAACCCATTTAATACCATCCTTTCGTTCAAAAGAGGACGACTATTAATTAGCCATCCTCTAGTAGTTTTTAATTAAGATAAAGTCATTACACCTAATTTAGATGAGAAGGCAAGTCCTACCCCTAGCTCTTGGCCGTACAGGTAGTTTTGTGTAAAATCAGCCTGTTGCAATGGATCATTTACAGAAAGTAATCCAGTACCAACGTTTACAACTTTAATAGGTTTATCATTACCTGCGATAACATAAATCTTATTATCATCAAGTAAGAATGTATCTGTTCCAGTTGCGTGTCTCTGAGGTAAATAAACCATATTAGTACCATTGAATTTACCATAGAATCCCATGTTGTATAAATCTGATTTAGCTTGGTCAGATACTACAGCAGTAGTTACTTTTCTAAGAGATTTTTGCGTTCCTAAAATTACAGGAGTAGCTTCATTTGCAGCACCAACGTGATTTACAAGGTCTAACAAACCATCTTCTGTATATGTACCAGTTGGAACATATGTAGAATTTAAGCCAGTAGTAGCTGCTGTAATTCCACTAAATGCTGTATAAGTAGTATTCATAATCTTTTCATTCATAGCTCTAGCCACTTCTGCAATGAACTCATTAAAATCAGTTCTTCCAGCCATGAGCCTTTTTAACTCTTCGTAAACTTTAACAATTTTTAATGTAGTATCTACATTATATTTTGTCATTTTAGCAAGTCTCTGTCTACGAATACCACTTACTCCGTAAGAAGCGTCTGCAACAATAAGATTTGTTTTCTGTTTTGTCCAGAAATCAATATCGTCCCCAAGTGCGATATTTCTATAATCTACAAGATTGAAGAAAAACTCGTTTCCTTGAAAACCTTCGTTTACAATCAATGGGATAATTTCTTCAATAATTTCAAAGCATTCATTTCCTCTGTGAAACTTTTTAACATCAATAACTGTACTTCCACCATTTGCTTCAATTAAAGCCTCTCTGAGTGCTTCTGCATTTTTAGAAGCATCTGCAAAATTAGGGCTAACTTTTTTCTTGATAATATCTGAAGCTAATTTAATAACGTTTGTCTTTTCCATAGTTTTATATTCCTCCTTTATAATTTTCTAATTAAATAACTTGAATAGCAATTTTATCATTGCTTAGATCAACTACTGTACCGACCTGAGTAGATCCAGATGTTAATCCAGTAGCTACTGCAACAATCTTTAATTTTGTAGAAGCTGCCAATTCAACAACATCACCAACTGCAACTGTTGCTGCGGCTGTGAATCCGTCTGATGTAATAGAGAAAATATCGCCAGAAAATAATTTATCAATTGTGATAATTTCACCAGCTTCATTTCTAAATTCATCTAAATTTTTCTTTCTTTCGTCAGCCATAACTTCTGGAGTTGTTACCAATCCAATTGATTTTAAAGCTGAATTAACTGCTGGAGTAGATGTAGAATAAACTTCACGTTCTCCAGATACTAAAGAACCAACCAAAACCACATTTCCATTTTCCACTGCTGCGGATGTACCGCTAGGTAAATATTTTGCTGAAAGTCTTGCAGCAGCAACGCTTTCGCTTGTCATTCTTTCACGAGTAACTACACAATATGCCATAATATAAATCCTCCTTATAATTTTAAATGATTAATTTTTTACATAAAAATAGAGCAGTACATTTCTGCTCAATAATTATTGATTATACTTATTTGCCAAAATTCCGCCATACGGATCTTCATTTTCAGCATCCTTATGATCTATTGGTAATTTAACTATAGTTTCTTTTGGTTTAGCTGAGAAGTTTGCGTTCTTTTTTCCTAACATAGCGAAGCATTTTTCCTCAATTGCATCAATTGCAATACCAGAATAGTTAGTTTTCAATTCTTCATATTCAGCAACACTATTAAGTTGTTTTTCAAATCTTGAAAATACTTCTGTTACACTTGTTTTATACTTCTCATCAATAGAATCTTTTTCAAATTTCTGTAATCTTTCAACTTCTGAATTTGGAGTAGAATAGCTTAATTTGTATTCATTAAATTCTGTTTTAACTAATTCATAATTTGCTCTTTCTTCTTGAAGTTTTTGATTTTCTTCAACTGTAAGCCATACGTTTACCATTTCTTCAAATTCGCTTGTAATAGTAGCTTTTAAAGTTGCTGCATCAAATGTATAAGAAAATCTTCCGTAAAAAGAATTATAGTCATTTTCTGTCCATACATCCTTTTCAACAAATACATAAGTATCATCAAAATCCTCTACCCAATAATATGTTTCACTTACAAGATTTCCGTTAGCATCTTTTACAACACTACTTTCTAAAGCATTACTTAATGCTTCTCTTTTTTGTCTATATGTAGCAGAAAATAACACAATTTCTGGTTTATTTTCGATAGCCGTATCAGGCGTAGGCTCATTCTTATTAAATTCCTCAAGTTTCAATCTAAATTCTTCTTCTGACATTTCATTTGTAATTTCAAAATCTATATCAGTTAAAGCAAGTTTAAATTCTTTAAGAATACTATTTTTAATTTCTTCACTCAAGACATTTTCTCCTTTCTTATTGTTATTATTTATATCAACCTCAAAAGAGGATTGATTTTGTACTGCGAGTTCTTTTAGTTTTTTTATCATTGAGTTATATTGTTCTTGAAACTCATCAACAGAAAACATATGTAAAGCAGAAGATTCAAAACAAGGTTCTGCTGACTCTAATAAGCAAAAAGCAGTAAATATAAATTCATCAATATTGTAATAACCTTCTTTTGTAAAAGCTCCATTTACAACATCAATTTCCATACTGTGATCTACAATCTTATTTTCTTTAATATGCTCATATGCTTCTTGTCGTTTCCATAATAGTACTTCAACACATAAATATCTGTGGCTAACTCCATCATCTATTATATCTTCCCACCAGTACTTTGCGCTTTCTGGTACAATTCCGACTGGTTGGGTTATATTAATTATTTTATAACTATTATTTCTATCCTTAACTATCTCAATATCATGACTTCCAATAGAATCTGTTTCACGATTGTAATTACATACAACTGGACAGTTATAAATAGTCTTAATACATTTTTCAAATGTTTCTTCACTTATAAATGAGTTATTTCTATTCAAACCAGTATAAGCTACTTTTAAAACACCTAAATCAAATGATGGGTTTACAGATACAATATTTGTTAAGCTAGATTCATATACTATATTTAATTTCTTTTCCATTTTAACCTCCTTTCTCCATAAAATAAAAAGACAACCGAAAAGGAAGTCTTAAAATGTAAGCTTATTTGTTAGATATGTTTTAGAACTATCTATTTGTTCAAAATTACACGTAGCATCATTTATGAAAGTGTACATTCCATTTGAAACTTTTAGTAATTTTAAGCCTTGATTAATTAAACCGTCTGCGGTTTCTTTGTTAGATGTGCAGATAAAATTTGTGTCAGTTTTCATCATTACCATCTCCTTCACGACTAGCTTCTGTGTTATCAGTAGGAGTTCCGCCTTGTTCTTCAACAGTAGGAGCACCAGCACCATCTTGACCACCATTTGATAATGTATTGCTACTTATTAACGGACTCGTAAACATCTTTTTAGTGACATCAAGAATATCATTTTCAAGATACGCTAAATTTACAACATCACTAGGAGTCATATCTAATGAAGCAGCAAGATATAATTTTGCTCCAGAAACCCCATATTGACTCGCTTTCTGATAAGAATCCTGTACTTTTGTTTTGTTAAAAATGCTCTGATCAAGAAATTTTAGTTCAAAAAGATAAGGCAAATTTAAAAGTTTAATTTCTCTATTAAAGTGTCTTGCAATTTGAGTTAGCAATTGAAACGCTATTTGTTCATCTGGTTTTGTTGATAAATCCAGACTAGAAGAACTAGATGCTTTCATGCTACCAAACATCATTCCGCTAGTACCAGTACCAGCCCAAAATTCATTTTCCGCAGCAGTTACGGCATCGTCTTCAGATGTTGTACTTTTCTGGAAAGAGAACTCGTCAATTTTAAAAGGAGAGAGTATTAGTCCGATACCTTCTGGAACATTAGATGCGGCTTGACCATAATATTTTTTCGCAACTTCCCAATCCATTTTAGGAGCACCAGTTTCGTCACATTCAATTTGCAATGCTAATACCTTATAATTATCAAGAGTTGTCTTAGCTTTCTTTAAAAGCTTATAATCATCCAATCTAAATATATCAATGAAGATTGAGCAGAAGATAGGTAGACTGTGTAATAAGTCAGTCTCATCAGTCTTTATACAAATTCCATTACTAGGTTCATACCAACGCTTACTAGAGTCGCCTTTGATACCTTTTTCTCTATTCCCCCTATATGCATAGTACGCATTTACAATTTTTTCACCATAAGATGAAAGTATATATTCTTTATCAGAGAAATAGTTTAGATCCATAGAAAATATAAATGTTCCTGTATCAATAGAAGATATCTGTGCGTAACTGCTATTAAATGGCATGATATAAAAAGAATCTGGCGTTTCATATTTCAATCCATAAAATACACCTTCAAGTAACGCAATTACCATAATCTTTGGAATTTCATTCTTTATATTATACTTTTCAAGCTGATATATAATTTTCTGATAGGTGTCTTTGTATGTTTTTTTATTAATCTTTTTTGGAAGATTAGCAGGAATAACTATGTAGTTTAATGTCGCCAATCTAGCATAATAATTTATTAAGCGGTAGTAGTGAGAGCTTGATATGTATAAAAATCTACTCAATGTGCGAATTGCTTTTTCATTTTTCTGTGGATTCTCCAACATTTTTACTACTTGCTCAATCGGATATTTTGTAAATATTACACTTTCTTTTCGATTGTTTACTAAATCTTGAACCATACTTTTACGTAGATTGGCAAACATTAAACGATTATATTCATCAAATGAGAACTGTTGCAATAGTGCTTGTTCTTCATTTTCTATTGGTTTACTTTGTGATTCCATGATAACCTCCTTTCTTAGTTTATTTTTGTATTGATATTGTTGTACGTTTGTTCCATATTGCATATTAATTGTTAGTAATAATTTTAATATAAGCGTAGTTGTGGTTGACGGAATTGCATAATAGTAGATGTATCGAAATTTGTGTTCTTTGGTTTTTGTAGTAAAGTACCTCTTCTTAACTGAGATAAATACAGACATAAAAGTCCAAAAGTAAAGCATCTATCATCATGCATAGTATTTCTTTTGTCTGGTGGAAAGTCATATTTTACGTTTCCAGCACTTGTATACTTACACATTGTAATAATTTCCGTCTTCATTAAGTCTAATTGTATCAATGACATTTCTTCATCAGAAGACAAATCATATCTAACCTCATTACCTTCATCGTCAATATTTATAATATAATTTTTGCCATCATAGTCCGCTGGAAATGTTACAACTCCTAATTTTACCATCTGTTCAACTGCTTCAAATATTTCGTTTCTATATGCTCTAGGATCAATCAATTTCATAATATCAATTGCATCTGGAAAACTTTTTATAGCTGTTTCGTTTGCTTTATGCTTTTTGTCTATAACGCCTTTATGTTCTTGTCCATCTTTTCCAGTCCATTTATCTAGCATATAATCGGATACACCACCAACCATTTGTCCACCTGCTCCTGAATCACAAATAACAGCCTTAATATTTTCATAATCTAATTTTCCTTTTTCGCTTGCATTATAATCAATCAGCAGGTCTTGAAATTTTTTAACTTGATCTGGTAATCTCATTGGTGTTTTCTTTTTGGTTGATACGTCTACCAAACTAATACAATTTTGAATATCCATACACCAACCTTTTTCTTCGTCTTGCCTAAATTCAGCAACACCAATAATACTATTATCGTTAAGTCTTGCACTATCCCAAGCCAAACAAAATAATCTATTGCCAGTGTCATTAGTAAGTAATGGTGGTCTACGTTTTGTATATTGCATAATATCTCGACGAGTAAGTATCTGTCCTTCATGTGAATCAGCACTAAATTTGTTATATAACTCACGTAACGCCTTTTCTCGATTATCACCCATAGCTTTATCAACTTTGTCTTGTGATATAAGAGGTGGATATTCTTCACCATTAAATTTAGCTTTCATTACCAAGTCTATATTGTAATTACACACCCAATATTTTTGATCTCCAATAATCATCCTTTCTGAAAAGTATTTAAACTTCTTGTAAAATTCGGATGAAGTATCAGAAGCTGAAGAAGCGTATAATAATTGACGTGGTATTCCTTTTGGTTCAAGTGTTACATCAATATTTCCACCAAGTTTAAAGTTTTCATCCTGATTGACAAAGTTTTCAGCCTGTACAAATAACTCATCAGAAAACCAACCAGCTTCATCAAATCCAACTAAATTAGCTCTTTTACCTTTGATATTTGTAACGTCTGAGTTCAGCGTATTTATTTCAGAACCATTAAATAATTGACAAGTAAACGATGCTGGATTATGTATAAAACCATCTGAAGTAGCACCATTTTTTTTTAATTCATTAAAGAATATGTCT